GGACGCCGGCCTGGGTCTCGACGGCGCACCGCTGATCCGCCAGCTACCGGCGAAGGATCGCGCCGCGCTCTGGGATCTCGGTATCAAGCTCGGGCGCGAGCTCGGCACGGAGATCGACCCAGGACCCGCCGTCACGCCGCCGACCACGTCCGCCGCGCAGCGCCGGCGGCGCGTGGACTATGGCGGGACGTAGGCTACCGCCGCCGCGCTGGCAGACCCCGCTTCCGCCTGACGTTGCCGGGTCCTGGGGTCCGGCGGTCGAGGCGTACGCGCGACCGATCGTCGGCACCCTCGACCGCTGGCAGCGCCGCGTACTGAACCGAGCACTCGCATACGGTCCCGACGGCACCCTGGTCCATTCGGTGTACCTGGCAAGTACCGCGCGCCAGCAGGGGAAAACGGCGGTCGTGCGCGGTCTGATCGGGTGGGCGTTGACAGCGAGCACCATGCCGGACTGGCACTCGATCATGGGTCTGGCACACGACCGGACACAGGCGCGCATCCCGTACCGCGCCGTCCTGGACGACCTCGCGCCGATCGGCCGCCGGCTCGGCCGGCGCGCGGCGGTCTCGCGCTGACGCGGTATCTCGGCATCCGCTCCGGCATGTATGGACGAGCTCGCGAATACAACACGCTGTCGCGAGAGGCGCGAGACGCCGCGCGTGGCGAGTCGCACGACCTGGTCGTGTTCGACGAAGTCAGGACGCAACGAGACTTCGATACATGGGCGGCCGTCGAACCGACCACCACCGCTCGACCCGATCCGCTGATCTTCGCGATCTCCACCGCCGGCGATGACCGCTCGGTCCTGCTCCGTTCCTTCTTCGACCGGGGTCTGCGCATCATCGACGGCGCCGAGCCGCCTGGACGGTTCGGCATGACGTGGTACGCGGCGCCGGACGAGCTCGCGCCGGACGACCCGCGCGCCATCGCGGCGGCCAATCCCGCCATCGCCGAAGGTCGCATCGCGATGGATGCCGTGCTGGAGTCGCACCGAACGCTGCCGCCGGCGCAGTACCGGATGGAGCGCCTGAACCTGTGGGCCGACGCACTCGACGAATGGCTGCCTAGCGGCGCGTGGATGGCCGCCACGGCGCCGCAACCCGAGGCCGGGGTCCGAGTGCTGCTCGGCGTCGATGTGGTCCCATCGTGGCGTCGAGCGACCGTAGCGGTGGCGGTGGCGACCGATGTCGGCGCCTGGGTCGGCGTTGCCGGCGAGCTCGTGGCATCACGGCTCGGGGTCTCGAGCATCGCGCCGGGTCAGGTCGTCGAGCTCGTGGCCGAATGCGTGACGCGCTTCCGGCCGATCGCGATCGCGGCATCCTCGACGGCGGCCGCGGCGCCACATCTCGAAGCCTGGGCGTCGGCGAACGACGTCGAGACCGTCAAGCTCGGCGCGCGCGAGATCCGCTCGGCGTCCGAGCTCTTCCGTGCCGAGCTCGTGGGCGGCCGGCTGACCCACGCTGACGACCCGCTGCTCGCGACCCAGGTCCGCAGCGCACGACCGTCGGGACCGATCGAGGCCGGCGACTGGTACCTGTCTGTGCGCGAGTCTGCCGGCGACATCGACGCCGTGCGCGCGTGTGCCTGGGCGGCCTGGTCATGCATCGCGCCAGGCGACGACCGGACACCGACGATCCACGTATAGCGTTACGGCTATTGACTCTCGTAACGGTATGACGGACACTCGCACAGGCGCGCGTTCGCAAGCCTGAGAGGGAAGCCGGCAAGGTGACCATGACCGATACCGTCCGAATGGTCTTTACCTACCTGATCGCACTCGTGTGCGTGGTCGGCGGCGGAGCGTTCCTATTCATGACCCGCGCCGAGCCTGACTCGCAGGGAACCTCGCTCGTCATCGCCGGCTTCATCGGCGCCGCGATCACGTTCGTGTTCGGCCAGGAGGGCGCGACCCGCGCCGCGCGCCAGACCGTGACCGCGGTGGATGCCGGCGCCGTGACCCATGCGAACGGAATCGCTAACGTCGAGCACGCGCGCGCCGCCGCGGCCAACACGCAGCCGTAGGGTGGGAAAGAAGAACCGCCGGACGCGCGAGGTCGAGGCGCCGGCCGTTGCCGAGCGGCACGGCTTCGAGTCTGGCGGGATGCTCGGGCACGACGCCGCCGCGTACCACGTCAACGTCTCCGAACAGACCGCACTTGCGGTCGATACCGTGTTCGCCTCGATCCGCATCCTCTCGGACCTGGTCGCGGACGCACAGGTCGGCGAATTCCGAGGATCGGAGCGGCTGCCTGACTCCCGGTTGACCCGCCGGCCGATGGCGACCGTCACCCGTAGGACATGGCTGTGGATGGTCACGGCAACGATGGCGCTGTACAACGGCTGCTACCTGTGGGAACGGCTGGGACGAGATCCCGACGGCGTCCCGTACAGCCTGGTCCCGATCGCGCCGTCGCGGGTCGCGTGGGATGACGCAGACAGCCCGAGGATCGACGGAGAGGCCGTGCGGTTCGACTCGCTGCGGTATATCCCACGGATGACGTTCCCGACCGTGACGCCCGATCTGGGAACGCTGCTCCGTCTCGCGCGCCAGGTGATCGCCGCAGCCTGGGCGGCCGACGCATACAGGACCGACTTCTGGGAGAACGGCGGCGCGCCGACGATCGTCCTCACGACCGACCAGACCGTGCCGGCGGCGAAAGCCGTCGAGCTCCGTGACGCCTGGGCGGAGGCGCGCCAGAGCTCGCCAGGGAAGCCGGCGGTGCTCTCTAGCGGCCTGACGGTGGACGAGCTCGGCGCGGATCTCGGCGCCGACGGCGCGACCCGCGCGACGAGCACGCTCGGCACCGCGGTCGCGCGGTATTTCGGCATCCCGCCGTGGCTGCTCAACGTGCCGAGCGAGGCCGGCAACCTTGTGTATGCGAACGCATCCGCCGCGGGTCTCGATCTCGTCCGCTACACGCTCCAGCCTGGGTACGCGGGTCCGATCGGCGACACGCTCTCGGACGCGCTGCCTGGCGACTACCTGGCCGGCCGTCGCGTCATCCTCGACCTGTCACACCTGACCCGCGGCACCGTGCTCGAACAGGCACAGGCGTACGCCATCGCCACCGGCAACCGGCCGTGGATGCTACCGAGCGAGGTCCGTACCGATCTGCATATGCCGATGGACATGACCCTGGACGAGAACGGCGCACCGGCGCCGGCGATCGAGTCGATCCCGACGGAGGCTGAGTGATGGCACGACGACGAACCACGGCGGCCGACACGACCGCACATGACACCGTGACGGGTCAACCGCCCTCGGCGCCTGGCGCGCCGTCTCCGGTCAATCCTGGCGCGTTCGGGCATCCCGACGCCGTGTACTGTCCAGACTGCGGCCGCACCGCGATCGGACGCATGGCGCACGGTCCGCACGAGAAGAAGAAGTCATGACCGACCCGATCCGCATCATCGCTGCGGGCGACGTCGCGATCCGTGAGGCGACCGAGACCGACGGCCGCACCGTCGAGGGGTACGCATACCGCTGGGGAGAGCTCACCGAGGCCGGCGGCACCGAGGAGTACGGCAACCTGGCCGAAGGGTTCGAGCGCGGTGCGTTCGCCGATGCCATCGCCGACCGCGGTGGCCGCCTCTGGCCGATGCTCGACCGTCACAAGGGCACGACCGTCGCGGGCATCGCGTTCCACGAGGACGAGGTCGGCCTGGCGTACCGCGGCCGTCTCCTGGAGACCCAGGCGGCGTCCGATTACGCCGCATCGGTGCCTGCCGGCAACGACGGCGTCAGTCTCGAATTCATGTACCGCGGCGCGACGTCCGTCAAGCGCGGCAAGTCGATCATCCATACCCGCATCCCAAGGATCGCGGCACTCGCTGGCGCCTACGTGCCGGCACATCAGGGCGCGAGTGTCGCGCTGCGAGAGGACACAGGAGGGAACATGGACACGGAGAGCACCACGACCGTCGAGCCGGTCGAGATCGCCGAGCGCGGCATCGTGGCGACGGCGGGACCGGTCGCGCTGACCCCGGACCAGATCCGCGAGCTCGCCACGAGCGCCGCCACCGAGGCGATGCGCGGGTTTGCCGAGCGCGGCAAGTTCGGCGGTCTCTCGTCCGAGGCGGACCCGCTGGCGGGGTACAAGTCGCTCGGGCACCTGTTCGGCGCCGTGCGCGACATGGCACCCGATGACCCCATGCGCGCATACGCCGCGCGGGCACTCGCGGACACCGTGTTCACGGCCGGCGCGAATGCCGGTCTGGCGAACGGCAACCTGGCAACCCAGACGATCGCTCGGATCGTGCAACAGTCGCGACCGATCATCGAGGCATTCGGAGGCCCGCGGCCGATCTCGTCCGCTGGCCTGACCCTCAACTATGCCTATTTCAACGGCACCCTCGCCTCGCGAGTGGCCGCGCAGTCGGCAGAGAAGGCCGAGATCGCATCCGTGGCCGTGGATATCGCGCTCGGCACCGAGGCGCTCGTCACGTATGCCGGCGGCACGGACATTTCGAACCAGGTCATCAAGCGCGGCGATCCCTCGATCCTCGACGCCGTGGCGCGCATCATCCTCGCGGCATACGCGGTCGTCACCGACGCCGCCGCGGCCACCGAGCTCGAGACGGGCTCCGTCACGGTCGATTTCACCGAGGCACTCGCCTCGCACGACCTGTCCGAATTCACCCGCGACATCGTCGCGGCATCGCTGCTCGTCCAGGCGGCCACCGGCCAGCCGGCTGAATTCGTCCTCGCGAGCACGACCGCGTTCTCGCTGATCGCCACCCTGGCCGCAGCGAGCTCGACCGCCATCGGCGCGCCGGGGTCGATCGACCTGCGCGGCCTGTCCATCGGCATCGGCAATCTCCCGATCATCCACGCGCCGGGCATCACGGCCGGCAAGCTCATCGTCTCGAACCGCCAGGCCGGCGGTTGGTACGAGGATGGCCCGTTCCAGGCATCGGCCGAAAACGTGCCGCTGCTCGGCCGAGACGTGGCGTACTGGGGGATGGGCGCGTTCCTGCGCCTGGTCCCGGCGGGCATCGTCGAGGTGTACGACGTCACGCCGTAAGGTCTGACGACGGGTTGACCGATGGCCTACGTGACGGCGGCCGAGATCCTGACCCATGCGGGGGTCACCAGCCCTACGGCTGGCGATACCGAGTGGGCGCAGGATGTGGCCGCCGCCATCGAAGCCGAGATCGCGTTCGGGATGCTCGACGTGACGGTCGATCCCGGTAGTGATACCGAGGCGGCCATCCGCGCTGCGGCATTGACGGACGCGGCTGCCGCGTACGTGTCGCGTAAGGCGCCGCACGGCATCCTGAGCGTGGGACCGGATGGCGAGGCTGTCCGGCTCGGCTCGGACATCGTGCGCGCGCTGCGGCCGGTATTTCGCCGGTACGGCACGGCCGGCATCGCGTGACCCTCACCGAGGCGCGCGAGGCGCTGACGACGGCACTCGCGTCGGTCGTCACCGTGACCCGCGATCCGGCCGGCCTGGCATCGCCACCGGCCGCCATCGTGTACGGCGACGGTGTCGATACGGCGCACATCGGACGCGGCCAGTCGGTCGCATCATTTCGCATCCTGCTCGTTGCCGGAGCATGGGACGGTACGGGCGCGGCCGATGCGCTGGCCGAGCTCGTGAATGCCGTGCTGACCGTCCTCCGTGCGATGGTCGGTTGGCAGGTTGGCGAGCTCGGCCGCGACTCGGCCGTCAACGTCTCTGGCTCCACCCTGCTCGGCTGTGACGTCCGGGCATCCGTCATGATCGAGATCTAACAGGAGGGTTTACCGATGCCGGCCGTGCCGCAGATCATGAAAGTCGTTACGTTCTCGCTCGATGGCGAGGATTTCAGCCTGGACGCGATCAGCGCGGCCGTCATCCCGGCGCCTGGCGCGATCCAGACCGTCAAGACCCTGGACGGCGTGACGCACCAGGATGCCGAAAGCGAGTCCTGGGCGTTGGAAGTGACGTGCGTGGTCGATTGGGACACCAGTCGGCCGGGTCTCGCGTCGTACCTGTTCACGAACAAGGGCGATACCGTGCCGTTCATCCTCTCGTGGAATACGGGCACGGTCTCGGCGACCAATCCGACGATCACCGGTAACGTGGTCCTGGTCCCGATCCAGTACGGCGGCACCGGCAACCAGTTCGCCGAGGCGACGGTCGTGCTGCCGCTCGACGGGCTGCCCGTCCCAGACATCACGCCGTAATGGCAGCCGGCGCTAAGCCGGCGGTCTCGGTCGAGGGTCGAGACGAGACCCGCCGGGGATTTCGGAAGATGTCCGAGCGGGCCGACGATCTCGACGTGCCCGATGCCGCAGCTGGCGACATCCTGCTCGCTGAGGCGCGCCGTAACGCACCGCGACGGACCGGCACGCTGCGCGACAGTCTGGAGGTCGTGCCGGACTATCCGGGGGTCCGGGTGACGTCCGACCTGGTGTACGCCGCACCCATTCATTACGGCTGGCCGGCGCGCAACATCGACGCACAGCCGTTCCTTGACGAGAGCATCGCGACCGTCGCCACAGAGATCGTCAAACCGTACGATGACCACGCCGACGACCTGGTCCGCAAGTTCGACCGGGAGACCCCCGGATGATGGAGGAGAGCCGTGCCGAGCACCGTGACCCTGGACGTGGACACCCTGACCCTGACCGAGATGTCCGAGGCCGAGGTCCAGTCGGGGATGGACTTCCTGGCGATCCTGTCGGCCGGCGCCGCTACACGGCGCCTCCTGGCGCTGTGGGTCCAGGAGCGGCGGAGCTCCGAGCGGCCGCGGACCTGGCGCGAGCTCGGCAGCCTACGACCTTCCGACGCCTTACGCTCGATCTCGCCATCATCACCGGATGGGGACCCGACGCCGTCGGACGGCTGACCATGCGTGACGTGCTATACGTCATGGAACAGATCGGGGTGCGCCGTGGCGTCCGCTGATAGCAAGGTCACCGTCAAGATCGAGGGAGACGCCGACGGGCTGCAGCGCGAGTTGAAGAAGGCGGACAAGGGTCTCGCCGGTCTCGGCGCATCGACGAAAGGCCTGCTGGCCGCTGGCGCGTTCGCCGGTATCACGGCAGGGGCGCTGGAATTCGGCCAGGTCGCACTCGGCGAGGCCGACCGCGTCGGCGATGCCACGGCACGTATGCAGCTCTCGCTCGGCGACCTGTCCGAAAGCCTGATCGACACGGCCGACGACTTCACGGACCTGGGTCTGTCGAAGCAGGATGTGCTAGAGATCGAGGCGCGGTTCGCCGAGGTCGCCACCGCGCTGGGCGTCCCGAAAGACGCCATCGCCGAGCTAGCGGACGAGGTCGCCACGACGGCGAAAGCGATCGAGCTCCTGGGCGGTGCCGATGCCGCGACGAACGTGGACCTGATCACGAAAGCGGCCGGCGGGTCGATCAAGGCGTATAAGGAGCTCGGCATCCTCGTTGACGAGAACGTCGTGCTGCAACAGGCGCTAAAGGACACCGGCAAGCCGACGACCGATATGCTCACCGACCAGGAGATCGCAACGGCGCGCCTGAATGTGGTGATGGAGCTCCTGAAACCGAAGCTCGATGAGGTTGCCGGCAGCGAGGGTGACGTCGAGGTCAAGACCGCCGCGATCCAGGCCAAGTTCGAGACCCTGCAAGGACAGATCGGACAGGCGATCGAGGGTCCGCTAGAAGATTTCCTCGATTGGATGATCCACGGTATCGAGGGTCTCGGGCTGCTCGGCGATGCGATCGACGGCGTCAAGATCGACCTCTCGGAGATGGCCGGCCCGCTGGGCGAGGCGATCCGCGGCCTGAAAGTGCTGCTGGAGCTCGCAGGTCTCGTCCAGGAGAAGGGCGGCAATTTCGTCCCGAAGGGGTCGGGATTGACCGGACCGCCAGGCGGCGGCCGGAGCGGCGGGTCGTCGGGTCCGACCGTCAATCCGAATACCGGGTTCGTGACGAGCTCGGTCGTCGTCAACGTGGCGCCGAGCGGCGGCGCAGACCTGGAGCGTGCGGTCGTGACGGCGCTGCGCGACCACGTCCGGCGCAACGGCACCCCGGTCTAGGGTCGTGGTCGATCTCAACGAGCTCGACGGCACCGTCACCGACGGCGGCGGCAACAAGACATTCACCCTGCCAGGCAACGCCAACGACGGCAACAACCTGTCGTATTCACAGGTCGAGTCGTTCGCCGGATCGGGTACGTTCACTGGATACCTCGACACCGATCTCGGCACCGCGCAGCCGGTCGCAGGTTTCGTGCTGGATCAGGACACCGACTGCACGTTTGCTCCAGGGTCGCTGTCCTGGTGGTACTCCGATAACGGCTCGACCTGGACGCCGCTGGCGACCTCGGTCGCGTCGAGTACCGCGGTGGATGCGAGCACACGGCGCATCATCACGTATGAGCTCGACGACGGGACCCTCACGCATCGGTACTGGCGCCTCCGCTGGCAAAAGACTACCGGCGGCTTCGAATGCGGCTGCCGCGTATACGGCTGGGAAGTCACCGAGGGTGACGTCGATCCGCCGGACCCGGACCCCGAAGAACCGCCAGAAGAAGAACCGATCGTCCCCGAGGACGTCGGCGCGCTGCTCGAGATCTGGGTCGCAGAAGAGGGTGCGGCGCTGTGGGACGTTGCGTTGTGGGACGTCGCGACCTGGAGCACGTCAGCCTGGACGGACATTACGTATCTGGGCGTCATGGCAGATGTGTCCTGGGGCGTCGATAACGCCGAACGCGGCATCCTCGCGCCGACCGCTGCCGGGGTCTGGACGGTGGACACATACGACCCGGATCGCATCCTCGACCCCGCGAACGAGGGTAGTCCGTACTGGACCGAGCTCGTGCCTGGTCTGCCGATCCGGATCAGCGTGGCCGGCCGTCGGGTCCTGCGCACCGGCATCGTCGATACGATGGAATACTCGCACCAGACCTCGTTCGGCAAGATCCGCGCCACCGACAATATCGCGCGCATGGCCGCCGTTGACGTCTCGGAGTCGGATCTCTCGGTCATCCCGGACAACCTGTATGCCCGCGCACGCGCCGCCATCGAGTCAACCGGGCTCGATATCCAGGTATCACCCGTCCCATCGACTGGCGACCCCTTCTGCGCGCCGTGGGATGCATCAGGGGATGCGTCGGTGTGGGAAGTCATCGCGCAGAGCGCGCTCGAAACGCTGCGGATGCCATACCTGAACGAACACGGGGTCCTGTACTTTCGGCGCTGGGCGCTGCCGCTCGAACGCGGCCTGCAGATCGCCTCGCCCGAATTGATCGACCTACGATCGTTCGTCTCGTTCGACGGCATGTACTCGGCCGTCCGGGTCAACGACGCGTCCGCCATGTCAACGATCGAGCTCGCCATCACGCCGCCGCCGCGGTATGGCCGGCGGGTCCATGACCGGACGGTCCCGACGATCTCGGGCGAGGTCTGGGCGGATACGGTCCTCGCCGACCGCTCGGGCGCCGCGATCCGCTGGCGGCCTGGACAGATCCGGCCGCTGACCGCTGACCGCGTCGTGCTGATCGGCTCGATCTCGCATAACGAGACCGTCACCCTGTACGTACCGGAGGCCAACCCCGACGTCGAGGTCCGCTCGCGGGTCCTCGGGGTCAATCTCCACGTCATCGACCTCGGCGGTCGGCCTGGTC